GTCAACGCTCGGCATCGACACCAAAAAGCTGGACAACGCTGAGGCACAGCGCGAAAAGGAAAAAACGACGCTGTACACACGTCAGCTGATAATTTCCGCGTTGACGGAAACACTGGAGCGGCTGGTCGATGTGACGTTTAAGGTCTATGCGACGGCGAACAAGCAGCCGGTCGAGGATACAGCGGTTGACATTGCCTTCGGAGAGTACGCAAACCCGTCGTTTGAGGCTGTCGTGGAAACGCTATCCAATCCGAACACACCGATGAGCATTGAGGCAAAGGTGGACGAGCTGTGGGGCGATACCAAGGACGAGGACTGGAAACGCGCGGAAGTGCAGCGGATTCGGGAAGAACAGGGCTTGGCCGAATTGGACGAGCTGTCGCTGGCGGACGAAGTGGAGGAAAAGTGGGATGGTAGTACGAATTGGAGAAAAACACTGGACAGTGAACCAAAAGCGATATCGGAGCCTGCTGGCGTTGGGCAGTGAACAGGTGCCATTTGGCGTCTATGCGATTGAGAAGGACGGTCAAACCGAGATGCGGCACGATCACTGCAAAAGCCGCAGCGAACTGAAACGACTGCGCCGGGAATACAAGGCACGGGGATATCAGGTCTATGCCAACGGATTATGACATTGCCGCCGCGTTCGAGGCGATCGAGAACGATCTAATTTCCTCCATGATGCGCAACATGAAGCGCCATCGGGCGGAGGAAACCGACGAGGGATTCCTCTGGTCACAATGGCAGGCAGAACAGCTGCAAGCGCTTGCAGAATACAAGCGGCACGGCCGGACAAAATTTCACGCGCAGTTCCAGTCCATCAACAAGGACATCGAAAAACTGCTGCGGGAAGCAAAGAAGCAAGGCGGCATGGAACAGGAAGAGACGATCCTCCGGGCGATCCAACAGGGCGCGACACTGCGGCCGCGCGGCACGATGGATGCATCGTTTTTTCGGATCAACGAGCGCAAGCTGGATGCGCTGATTCAGGCCACGACAGAGGATATGACCAAGGCGGAAACCGCCATCCTGCGCCGGGCAGACGACCAATACCGCAAGGTTATTTTTAACGCCCAGGTCTATGCCAACACCGGATCCGGTACCTATGAGAAAGCGGTGGATATGGCGACAAAGGATTTCCTTTCGAATGGAATCCAGTGTGTGGTCTATTCCAACGGCGCACGGCATACGCTGGCCGATTATGCGGAGATGGCGATTCGCACAGCCTCCAAGCGGGCGTATTTGCAGGGCGAAGGGCAGAAACGGCAGGAATGGGGTGTTACAACCGTCATCCTGAACAAACGCGGCAATGCCTGTCCGAAATGCGCGCCGTTCTGCGGCAGAGTTTTTATCGACGACGTGTGGAGCGGTGGCAAGGCATCCGACGGCGATTATCCTCTGTTGTCCAGCGCGATTGCAAAAGGATTGTATCATCCGCGCTGTAAGGACAGTCATACGACGTATTTTGAGGGAATCACGGAAGAACCCAAGCCGATGACGAAAGCGGAACGGGAAAGGCTGGTACAAGAGTACAATCGGAAGCAAAAACAGCAGTATGCCCGGCGTCAAGCAGAGAAATACCGCCGGCTGGCGAAGCATTCGCTGGATGAGGACAATCGGCGGGGATATGCCGCGAGAGCACAGGACTGGGAGACGGCATACAAAAATCTTGTCCTTGATGGTGCAGAAGAGAAAACCGTACCGATCCCGGTTGAAAAGTCTGTCGGATCTGGTATAATAAAACTAAACAGAGGAGCAAAACGAAAGGAGACCAATCAGGGAGCGTTTGCTTCTCTTGAGATCTCTATGCAGAAGCGGGAAGTCAGAAAAATCGCTGATAGATATGGTGTTGATTTGACAGGTATCACCGTCAAGATACAGCGCAGCGAAAAATTACTCGCATTGCCTACGACTGGCATGACTGATTATAAGAATATTGGTCGAATTGATCTGTTACCCAATGCGTTTCAAAGCGAGGAACAGTTGGTGCGGACGTTGATTCATGAACGTTGCCATGTTTTGCAGCTGAAAAAATACGGTGCGCGGTATGCGCAGGATAACTTAGATCTGATGGAAAAACAGGCATATGCTTTTGAAGATTTTTGGTACGCCGTTGTAAAGAAAAGAGGTGGCACAGTATGAAATGGCTTGATAATATGACTTCTGCGATTGAGAGTGGAGAAAATCTAGCATGTCCGTGCTGTGGGAGCCTAGACACGGAGCACGGCTTTACAGTCATCAACAGGAGCACGCGGGCGGGGTATGGCTCGGTTTGGTGCAATGCCTGCAAAAAGGGGATGCATCTTTCCAGAATGATCGTACCAGAAGACGTGCAAGAACAAGAAGCACCGCGAGGAATTGAATATAATTAAGCCGCCAAGCGAAAGCAAGGCGGCTTTTGCATATCAAATCAACAACGGAATAACAGACCAGTATTGGCAGCATTGCCGACGCTGGTCTTTTTTCATGCCCGAAGGCGCAAAACTACGCGGAGACACCGGAGAAAAACAACTGAGATCGGTGAGACACACCTGAAAAACTGACAAACCAAAGACATTGTGAAAGGAGCTATCATGGCAGAACCAAACACCAATCAGTCCGCACCGCCGCAGAGCGAGCCCCAGACGTCCGGCAATCCGCCGGCACAGACCGCGCCGGAAATCGATTACGACAAGCTGGCGGGTATCGTGGCAGGTAAGCAGCGGATCACGGAAGATACCGTGCTGAAGAACTACTTCAAGCAGCAGGGTCTGTCGCAGGAACAGGCGGCACAGGCAATTTCGTCGTTCAAGGAACAGCAGAAGGCGAACACGCCGGACATTGCGGCAATCCAGCAGGAGAATGAGACACTCAGAGCGCAGATTTTACAGAGTAAGCTTCAGTCAGCCGCCATGCAGCAGGCTGGAAAGCTGAATGTAGCGCCGGAAACCGTACCGTATCTGCTCAAGCTGGCGGATCTGTCAACGGCGGTGAATGACAAGGGAGAGATCTCTCAGGACGGAATTGCGCAAGCGCTGAACCAGGTTCTGACAGATATTCCCGCACTCAAACAGCAGGCAAATGAAAACAGAGGTTTTGTACCCATCGGCGGAGACGGCGGCAGCGGGCAGCAGTCGGCAGATGACGTGACTCGCAGCCGCTTTGGACTTCCGCCGAAGAAAAAGTAAGGAGGAAACACGATGGCAAATTCTATTGCACTGGCGAAGAACTATTCGCCGTATCTCGATGAAATCTACAAGGTTACAAGCGTGACCGAAGACCTGACCAGTGACAGCAGACTGATTCAGGCGGGCGCAAACGCGAATGAGATCGTTTATCCGCAGATTGTTGTAACCGGTCTGGGTGACTACGACCGCAATTCCGGTTACACCAACGGTTCGGTCAATGTCGAGTGGAAGACAACGAAGTTCAACTACGATCGCGGCACCAAGCTTTCGGTAGACAGCGTGGACAATGAGGAGACATTTGAGATCGCGTTCGGCCGCGCGGCAAACGAGCTGATGCGCACCCGTGTGGCACCGGAGGCTGATGCATTCACCTTTGCGACGCTGGCCGGCGTATCCGGTATTTCGGTGGCGACTTCCGCGACCTATTCGGATGCCTCTGACTTCTTGGCAGCACTGATCGAAGCAAAGAACAAGATGGATGAGGACGAAGTACCGGAGGAGGACCGCATTCTGTATGCGACGCCGACATTGCTCAATGGTGTCATGGGTCTGGATACCACCAAGTCCCGCGAGATCCTGGCAAGCTTCGCCGTGACGAAGAAGGTGCCGCAGTCTCGCTTCTATACCGCGATTGATCTGCTTGATGGCAAGACCAAGACCGAAAGTGTGGATGAGACAGCTGGTCACTACAAGAAGTCGGACACAGGTAAGGATATCAATTTCATGATCGTACATAAGGGCTGCCTTATTAAGTGGGACAAGCATGTGGTCAGCTCTATCATCGCACCTGAGAACAACCCTGACAGTGATGCTTACATTGTGAAGTACCGCAAGTACGGCATTGTGGATGTATTCAAGAACAAGGCTGCCGGTATTTATCTGAGCCATAAGGCGTAAGGAGGGACGCGCAATGAGAACCGTTGGTTTGGAGATCAAAAAGAAATCGACGAAAAAGCCTGAAGGCAATTCGGAGGTGGATAAGTGACGGCGTATGCAACGCAGTCGGACTGTGCGGCATATGGATGCTTGCTAGAGGAGGACAAAGCGGAGCAGTGGCTGTATCGTGCGAGCCGCGACATCGACACGCTGACCTTTAACCGGATTCCGGCGCGCGGCGGACTCGCACAGCTCACGCCGTTCCAGCGGGAGATTGTGACCGAGGTCTGCTGTCGGCTGGCGATATTTGAATCCGAAAACGCAGAGCTGCTGAATTCTGCCGTGACGTCGTATTCCATTAACGGCGTATCGACATCCTTTGGTAGCGGCTGGGGTGTAACGACGAAAAACGGCATCGTGCTGCCGGTCAATCTGTATCAGTATCTATGTCAGACCGGCTTGTGCGTCAGGACGGTGATGATATGAAATATCCACCGCTTGTGCCGAAAGCCTTGTGCAGGACCCCGATCCGCGTCACGATCCACCGGGAGGGGATTGACGAAGATGGTGCGCCTTTGGCGGCATTGACCGTAGAAACCACATGTAATTGGCAGGACAGTGCGAGAATCATCCGGACGGACGAGACGCGCAGCGTCCAGCTTTCCGGTGTTGCGTTGTTCTATGGCGATCTGTGCCCAGAGCTGGCGGCGATTGCCTCTGGGACGGTGGCTGTGTTCGGAGAACTGCGCACGATCTTCCGCGGGAGCAAGGCGCGGAATCCGGATGGAACCGTGAATTATACACGATTGGAGTTGATTTGATGAAGGGTGTGACATCGCGGATTTCACTAAATATGGTGCGAATCAACGGTTTGGAGCGGGCGAAAATCCGTGCGCTGGAGCAGACTGCTGAGGCGATTCACACGGATCTGGTACAGTCACAGACCATGCCGTTTCAGACGGGAAATCTTCAGAATGAGAGTACATTCGTAAACACCTCGAACAGCAATCGCGGAAATGTGAGCATCGTGTCAGCTACACCATATGCCCGTCGACTATACTTCCATCCGGAATACAATTTTAACACCGAAGGGAATCCCAGCGCTGGCGGCAAGTGGTTTGAGCCATATCTGCCTGGCGGGAAGAAACAAGATTTGGCGAAAAAAGTATTCGCGGCGCGATATAGAAAAGAGGCGGGACTGTAATGCTGCGTTTGGCAGATATTCGCGACTGGCTGAAATCGTTCGCCGGTGCAGATCACTATTATATTGGAAAGCTGGACAGAAAGCAGCCGAAGTCTATCGGCGTATATCAGCGCGGGACACAGTCCGCGCCGACGATCGCGATTGGGGGAGTGGAATACTCCAGCTATGAACAAAAGCGCGTATCCATCCTGCTGCACTGGAACGAGAACGCGCGGGAAACCGATGAAGCGGCAGCGGTGTTGTATGACAAATTGCTGCACATGACAACAACAGAAATTGCAGGCACACGCGTGCAGTTTGTCCGTTTGGATACCAACGGCGCTATTGACGTCGGGACGGACGACAACGGAATCTATGAGCGTGTGATCTGGCTGACATTGTTTTACGAAAGGAGATAACATATGAGCACACCGACAGGAGTTTATCCCTGCTATGAAAATCAATTTAAGATTGGTGCTGCGAAAGAAAGCACGACGTCGATCGCGGATATGGAGACGTTTAGCGTATCGTTTGACAACGGTGTGGAGGAATGGACACCGTTTGAATCCGAAGGCTGGAAGCGTCGACTGATGACGGCAAAGGCGTTGACAATTAGTGTAAACGGGAAGCGGAACGTAGGTGATACTGGCAATGATTTTGTTGCAGGTCTGGCGTTCAAGAATGGACGCAACGCAGAGGCGTACTTTGAATGGGATTTTCCGGATGGTACGGTGGTAGCTTTACCCGACGCCGTTGTCAATGTGACTAATATCGGTGCAGGTGATTCTACGGGTGTTGCCCCGCTGGAGTTTGAAGTTATGAGCAACGGAAAGCCGGATATCACGCTTCCGGAAGGCTCGTGAGAAAGGAGTAATACCACATGGCGAAGGTAATTGATATTACAGAGAAGCTGGGGTTTGAACCGTCACCAGTGATGAAGATCAGAGACATTGAACTGAGCGTCCGAAACGATGCGGAAACCATGCTGCGTCTTGTCGATATTATGAACAAAAAGGGCGAGTTGGAAGCGATATCAGAGATTACGCCGTTGCTGTTTTCGGAATCGGATCAGAAAAAGCTGAATAAGCTCAAGCTGAATTTCATGGATTTCAGCATCATTATCCGCAGTGCGATTCAGCTTGTAACTGGAGAGGACAACTCGGGGGAAAAC